GATGAACTTCTCGATGAAGTTGTAGTCGATCACATTTCCTTCCGTCGCCTTCATGTATCCCTGCTTTACCCAGACATCGTAGGGAACAGAGGCCCTTCGCACCCGGATTGGAATGGTGTCCTCCGGGACCCAGAAGAATGGCAGGCAGATGTACTTCTCCGTTTCATCTCTCGGCGGGAACATCAGAACCAGTGCGGTGATGTCGCCAGTGCTCGAAAGATCGAGTCCACCGTAACATTCCCTTCCCCGAAGACTATCCAGATCAATCGGCTCATTGCCCTGATCAAAGACCTGCTCCGGAATGAAGGCGGTCGTTGAAGATACCCACATGTTGAGTCGGAGCTGCTTAAACACCGCCTCCTCCGCAGGATTTTCCATTGCCTCGTGGTAATGCTCCCGGACACGTTCAATGTCAATCGTCTGCCCGAGACTTGGATTTGCTTTGTACCAGTTCTTCTCATCGTGCCAATCCTCATCTTCTTCCAATCCGTAGACGACTGGATAAAACGTATGATCCACACGCTGCCCGGAGAGGATGTCTTTTGCCTTCTGGTGCAGCTCGTAGCAAATCGAATTCTTATCGGTTCCGGCGGTAGTAATCAGGAAATATAGCGGCTGCTCTCTCGCATCACCGGAGCCTTGGGTTAGAACGTCATACAGCTTTCGTGTCGGTTGCGCATGAACCTCGTCTAGTACAAGACCAGAAACATTCAGTCCATGTTTTGTTCCCACCTCTGCAGAAAGCACCTGGTAGAATCCGGCATTCGAGTAGTTCACAATCCGCTTGCTGGCTGCCATGATCTTGGAGCGCTTGAGTAGCGCCGGTGTCATGTTCACCATCTGGTGGGCGACATCAAAAACGATCGATGCCTGCTGGCGATCTGCGGCAGCGCCATAAACTTCTGCAGACGGCTCGTTGTCCGCATACAGCAGGTACAAGGCCACAGCTGCGGCAAGCTCCGACTTTCCATTCTTCTTGCCAATCTCGATGTAGGCTGTCCGGAACTGCCGGTTTCCATCGGGCTTTACGATTCCAAAGAGATCCCGGATAATTTTCTCCTGCCAAGGGAGGAGCCAGAAGCGTTTTCCGGCCCACTTGCCTTTGGTATGGCGGAGCATTTCGATGAACTTCACCGCCCGGTCCGCTTTCGCCGCATCATAGTGGGACGTTGGAAGCATGAACTTTGTCGGCTGATAATCGGTCAGCTTTGGCATATCTACAGGCCGCTTTTCAACTGCCATCTACGTCACCTCCCAACAGCTCCTCCATCTCATCTCCCGGTGCTGTCTTCCCGGCATCCGCGATCAGGCGGGAACGGGACGCCGGAGTCAGACCGAACTCGGTCGCGAACTTTCCCATCTGCTTCATGTAGGTCTGCGCGATGGAGACCTGCGGGACCTGTTGCCAGTAACCAGAAGGCGTCCGGACAAGAGTGCCGTGCTCCGTGATGAACTCCTCGGCTTCCTTCCATCTTGCATAGGACTGGCAGTATGCAGCAAAGGCAGCCATATCGACTTCGGTGAGGACACCGATGGCTTCCATCTTCTTTGCCAGCCTGTGCCACTCCTTTCTGGCATCCTTATCGAGCCACTTCGGACAGGCAGGTGCTTTCCGCTCTGGCTTTGGCTCATTCTCATTCAGTTTTCTTTTCCCGGGATTTCCTTCCAGCTCCTTGATTGCGGTCGGAGTTGGCTTTCTTCCTCTGGTTGCCATAGGAAACACCTCCTTTCTGTCCATCAAAAAAGGACCGCCGAAGCGATCCTGTCCCATGTGGTGTATGTGTAATGCGGTATATGTGAACGAGAGAAAGAGCCGTGTGGCTCTCCTCCCGGATTTGACTTTCTTGCTTTCTGTTCAGCGCCTTCTTGTCAGTTTAGATCGTACAGGATGATAAGAAGCGCAAGCTGCGCGTTTTCTGTCTCCGGCTCGATGTCCCAGCCTCTGTCGTATCTTGCAACCGGGATTCCTCCGAAGCGGATCTCAAGCTTGCTGATCTTGCCGCCATCGATTCCGTAGTCCTCGCTCGGATGCCCGTAGACCTTCGCGCTGTAGGTGAATATCTGGCTTTTAATTTTGATGCTTCCTTTTTTCCACATGGTCTTTTTCCTCCGTTTCTTTTATGTGCCCTTTTCCTTTGGCATGTACATATATCACTCTGCGCCGGATATAAAGCAAGGAGAACCAACGCATATATGTGACAAAGATCAGCGGAAGAAATTGTGTGTATTTGTACGAGGAACAGGGCCTTTCATAAGGGCTCCGTTCCCGATTCTTTTTACTTGAATGGCACCTCCGCTCCGGCGATGCCTCTCGGATCCATCTGCATCGATATGGCATCCGGGTAATGGCTTAAGTGCGCTAGTTCTTCCCAGAGCCGGTTCTCTTCCTCGTACAGAGAATCGTAAGCACCGGGAGGCGCCATTCCGCATCCAAGCTCATCATCGACGGCAATAAATGTTTCGATTTCGTCAATCTTCTTCAGGATTTCCTTTTTCTGTCTTGTCATGGCCTTCGTCTCCTTTCCGTGTTCCAGAAGTGGAAGGCCCCTCTTCAGGGCCCTCCCAATTCCCTTAATTCAGGATCATCTTGAAGGCGTGGCCCTTCTCATAGCCTTTGCCGAAAAAGTCCTTCCGGAGGTTGACCTCGACCATCTCGCCGATCGTGCAGCCTGCCTCTTTAAAAAGCCATAAGGTTTCGATTGCATCCGTTGCCCTGCAGGAGTAGGTGAAGGCCTTGATGCCGTTCTCCTTCATGCAGGCGGTGAGGGCTTCCACATCCCGGTCCCAGATGATGTCGTCGAAGTCGAGGATCTCGTTCTCGTTGTCTCTTGATTTCTCGTAAGCCCTCCAGATCTTCCAGGCGATGTCGCCCACCGCATCGATCCTGTCCTCGGCTGCCTTCGCCGTATCCCTTGCGGTGTCCCTCTCCTCTGCGGTGGTGGCTGCCTTGTAGGCTTTCTTTGCTTCTGCGATGGTGTTGTAGGTTTCTTCAAAAATGTTTGTCATGGCTTTGTCCTCCTTGCTTTGTGCTTGTTTGCCTTTTCCTTTGGCATGTACATATATCACTCTGCAGGCGATATATAGCAAGGAAATAAGCCTCATAACCTGCACAAAGATGTACCGAAAATCCTGTGCTTATCTGACATCTCCATGGAGAATAAAGCGGACGTATTCGTCCCGGTGCTCCTCAATAAAGAGCACCAGATCGTAGTAATTCCGGTCGAAGGCGAGGCGCTGCACGTAGGGCAGGTCGAACATGTTCGTAAGGCCGCTGTCTCGAATCGCAATAATTTGTTGCCTGATCTTCTCATCCATATCAGTCCACCACCTTCCGCACGATGTCCTCGCCATAGATCACGCTTAGTCCTGAACCGTTATCCCAGTGGACGAGCAAGGACCCCGTGTCATCGACACCATAGACGGTTCCTTTCGTTCCGGCAGGCGGTGCCTGGATGTCGTTCATCTGAAGCAGCTCCACACGGGTGCCGTTCGGATAGATCTTGCGGAGTTCTTCAAACTCCTCTGGTCTGATTAGCTTCATGCTTCCACCTCCTTTGTTGGAGCGCCGTTTCGGAAGGCGGAGCTTCCAGAGAGGTTCTTCAATAGGATCTTCCGTGCTTTCTTAAAGTCCGGCCCAATGAAGCCCATCCGAAGAAGCCAGGTGCGGAAGGCGTACTTTTCATTGTCGGTCTCGACAGGTTTGCTGCTTGCGTGCTTCAGCTCCTTCGAGAGCTTGCAGAGCTGGGTGAGAAAAAGCATGTAGGCGTTTGTCTCTTCCGGCGTCAGTTCCCGGTCAAACCAGGGGAACTCGATCTTCTCATCCGTGATGTTGATCCGTGTGTCGGTGATCCCGAGCGCCTTCTTGATGAGGCTCTCCTTTGCGCTGATCAGGTTCCTAAGCGTTCCGACGTTTGCGGATGCAAGCGGAAGGCTGATCGTCAGCGCCGGTTCCTGCTCGTCCAGGTTGGAAGATTCCTTCTCTTCCACAGCGGTGGTTTCCTCTTCTGTGGTCTCCGCCTGCTCGGGTTGCTCGGTCTTGTCATCTTCCTCTGCAGTGAATCCCTTCTCGTTCAGTGCGTACATCACCTTCTGCATCTTCTCCTCATCGCTGCAGCTGATCCCACCGTCCTTGTCGACCGTGATGTTTCCGATCTCGTAGGCGCAGGTCGGCATCCGCTTGTAGTCGGCCTTCTCTCCGGTGATCTCTGCGATTGCGTTAACCAGCTCTTTTCTCTTAGTTCCTGTCAGGTTGTAGTTTGCTTTCATGGCATGTGCCTCCTTTTCTTTTGGTAGTACATACATCACTCAGGAGCGCCGCAATAGCAACTCATACTGGCAGGAATTATGAACAAAGATCAGGCAGAGCTTTTGGCGGATGTATACCTGCTTATGCGCTCTCCTCCTTCGGCATCGCCGCGATCGCTTCATCGAGCGTGAGCTTCTGGCCGTCACGAAGTACATACGCATCATCGGAGTTTCCAACCTGTTCGACGTAGCGCTTTACGATGACATCTACAAATTTGGGATCCAGCTCAATGCCTCGACAAATCCGGTCGGTCTGCTCACAGGCGATCAAAGTGGATCCAGATCCGAGGAAGGGATCCAGAACAATTCCGTTTGTCATCGAGGAGTTCCGGATTGGATACGCCATCAGTTGCACCGGCTTCATCGTCGGATGATCCTTGGATGCTTTCGGACGATCGTACTCCCAGATGGTGGTCTGCTTCCGGTCCGAGTACCACTCATGCCTGCCGCCTTTCTTCCAGCCAAACAGGCATGGTTCATGCTGCCACTGGTAGGGAGAGCGTCCCAGGACCAGCGCATTCTTTTTCCAGATACAGCAGCCGGAAAGGTAGAAACTTGCATCCACAAATGCCCTGCGGAAGTTCAGTCCCTCCGTATCTGCATGGAATACGTAGATGGAACCGTCATCGGCGAGGTTGTCATGCATGCAGGTATAGGCAGCAAGTAGGAACTTGTAGAAGTCCTCGTCGGCCATGTTGTCATTCAGGATCTTCCCTGCTGTCTCCTCCACGTTTACGTTATAAGGCGGGTCCGTCACGATGACGTTCGCCTTCACACCGTCCATCAGTTTCTCGTAGGAAGCGGGATCTGTGGAGTCCCCGCAGAAGACGATGTGACGTCCCAGATGCCAGAGGTCTCCTGCCTTGGAGAAGGTCGGATTCTTCAATTCCTCGTCCACATCAAAGTCATCCTCTTTGACTTCTTTCGACGCCACCTTGTTAAAGAGCTGCTCCATCTCCGGAGGCTCGAAGCCGGTGAGCGCGGTGTTGAAGTCGCTTGCCTCAAGATCGTGCAGAAGATCGGCAAGTAGGTTTTCATCCCACGCACCGGTGATCTTGTTGAGCGCGATGTTTAATGCCTTCTCTCTGGTTTTATCGATGTCGACGACTGCACAGGGAACCTCGGTGTAACCGAGATCCTTTGCTACCGTCAAACGCTGATGTCCTCCGATAATTGTCATATCGGCATTCACAACCAAAGGATCCGCAAAGCCAAACTCCTGAATGGAGTTCTTGATCTTCTCGTATTCTTTATCGCCCGGCTTCAGTTTCTTTCTCGGGTTGTAGGCTGCCGGTTTCAGATCCTTCACTGGTATTGTTTTTAACGTTGCTGTCTTCACGTTCTCTTCTCCTTTCCCGTTCCATCCTCTTGTTGAATGCCCAGCGGCAGCGGTTACTGCAGAAGCACCTGGGCCTGCCTCGCCGATTCACTTCGATCGGCTTCCCACACTCCGGACAGAACCGCTTCGCACAGGACTCGAGGAACAGGGAAAGATCCTGCTTTCTTTCGATGTCTTCCATGCATATCTCCTGTCCGCAAAAATGCCCGAGGCCTTGGAAACAAAGGACTTCTGGGCATGAAAAAAGCAGTGGCGGATCTAGCTCCAACACTGCCTGTAAAAGTTATCAATTTTTCAAACAAATCCGCATTCTATGCGGATATTGCACGTGAAATGTACCTTTCCGGGACCCGTCCGGCGGCCGTCTGACCCCGGGGTATCAATTTCGCGGAAATCAACGCAAGAGGGGGCGCCGGTCCCTGAGGCATCTCGTTTTAGAGATTTTGACCTCCCCCATGAACACAAACACAGCGCTTGAACACAAAATTCCAAATCGAGTAGGAGGGGAAATTGATATTTCCCCGTCCTCTCACACCACCGTGCGTACCGTTCGGTACACGGCGGTTCAACCAACTTAACAAGTGACACGCCTTTCGGCGTAGTAGTCAGCCATGGAGA